ACAGTAACCAAAGAAGGTGAAACATTATCATTTGCATTTGGCACAAGTGCCGAAGCTGCTAAAGGATTAAGCGACACAACCAAGGCCATGAGACCATTTAGGTCAGAATTGCTTACTCTTGGTATAGGTGTTGAACAACAAAACGAACTAACTGCAAAATACATTCAGTTCCAACAAAGACAAGGTCGCAACGAAGTTCAGAATACACAAGCTCTTGCTCAAGGTTCTAGAGAGTACATGAAGAATCTACAAGAGCTATCCAAGATTACTGGAAAAAGCATTGAAGAATCTCAGAAAGAAATTGATGCAATCCAACGTGATGCTAGACAAGGTGCATCAATACGTGAAATTGAAAGACAAAATGGTGCAAAAGCAGCTCAAGCTACACTTAAAACAATTACCACACTGAACAGTATACCTGGTTTAAAAGCAATTGGTGATGGTTTAGCTGATGCACTAAGCAATGCAGGAACACCAGCCGCTCAAGAATTCTTAAAAGTCATGGGACCAGTTGGTCAACAGGTTATATCGCAGTTAAAATCAGGTGCCATTGACACTGATCAAGCACTGAAAATGATACAAGATCAAGGAAAGAATTTTTATAAAGGTCTCGGAGGGGATGCATTTGCATCTCAAGTAGGTAAAATGGGAACTTCTCTTGAGAATGTTATTCCAGCACTCCAGACATTGACCTTTACAAAAGATCTTGGTGCTGCTTCTAAAAACGCAAGCGACGAAGTAAACAAACTTGCAAAAACAAACGACTCATTAACCAAGAACGTTGTTAGTGCCCAAGAAGCCATGATTAAAACTGCTACTGCACTGGATCAGTTTGCTTTAGATAAAACTTTACCATTGGCTAGTGCGGCAGTAAAAGCATTTGCTGATGTACAACTAACAACAATGAAAGGCCTAGTTAACTATTTGGATATCATGATTAAAGACGGTATTCCCGGAGTCATGAAAAAGATGAAAGAAGATGCACTCAAAGCGGCTGGAACAGACGAAAAAGAAGCAACAGGTTTTCTTGATACTGCTCTTAAGGTCCTTGCTGGAGCAGGAACTGGTGCAGCCATAGGTGCAACAACAGGTGCTGTACTTGGTGCACCCGGTGGTCCTTTAGCTGGGTTAACTGCGGCAGTTGGTGGAATTGGTGGTGCAATTGCTGGTGGACTGGGTGCATATTTTGGAAAAGATTTTCTGCCAAGTTTTCTTCCTGGCAGAGCCGAAGGTGGTGCAGTTGAATCTGGTAAAAGTTATCTAGTTGGTGAAAAAGGTCCAGAATTACTCAAAATGGGAAAAACCAGTGGAGTGGTAATACCAGGACAGGTTGGTCCAGGTGTGCCTGGAAGAATACCAGGAACTTTTGATGTCAAACTCGGCGATGGTTCTGTTGTAACAGTGGACAGTAGAGGAAACGAACTCTACAGAAAAGGACCAAGAATAGGCGGATTGCAAATGAGCAGTTCTGCTGATGCATCAACTTCGATGAGCATGCAAGGAACTGCCAATGGTGTCAACTATGAAAGAGATTATATTAATGGTCAATTAGCGGGTCAAAAAATACAAAGCGGATCCGTGTCCAGTTACACTAGCAAAGGTGGAGTATCTTCAGTGAGTTATGGCATGGGCGATGGTGTAACAGTCGGTGCTCAAGGTGCTGCTACAGGTGGACAATTTGATGCACTAAGTCAACTTAGATCAGTTGCTGGCCCAAAACTCGGCGACGCAGGTGGATTATCTATTAGCAACCAAGGACTCACAGACATGGAAGGTGGTCCAGCTGCTGGTCAAACACAAACAATACAGGGCGATGGCGGCAGTAACGAAAAAATTCTTGGTGTACTACAGGCCATGCTAGACCAGACAACCAAAGGTACAAGACTACAAGGCGAACAATTACAGGCCGCTCGCAACAACTGATAAATACTCCATAACAAAGATTTACATGGAAATTATATGTCCTGGAAAAAATACTTCAAAGCAGTTGGTAACACCGGTGGTCAACTGAGTCCTATAAGTGGACAAAACGCAAGAGGTCCTGCTTATGGTAGTGGTGGTTCTGGCGGACAGTTTGGTTTTAAAAACTATCAAAGTCATCTACCAGAAGTTTATTCTGGACATCCCAACAGAATAGAACGCTACAATCAGTATGAAAACATGGATACTGATAGCGAAATCAATGCTTGTTTAGACATTATAGCAGAGTTTTCAACACAAACAAATGAAAGCAACAACACTCCATTTGAAGTTCAATACACTGATAAGCCAACAAATAACGAAATTGAAATAATACGCACACAACTACAACAGTGGACAAAACTAAACAAACTTGATCAGCGTATGTTCCGTATTTTTAGGAACACTATAAAGTACGGCGATCAAGTGTTTGTGCGTGATCCAGAAACATTTGAACTGTACTGGGTTGACATGACCAAGGTTGTGCGTGTGATTGTTAATGAAAATGAAGGCAAACGACCTGAGCAGTATGTGATTAGAGATATAAATCCAAACTTTCAAAATCTCAGCATAGCACCTAAGAAAACCACAGACTATGGCACCGGATTAAACTCAGGCGAAATAATTGGAACTGGTGGCAGTGCCATGGGTGGTTCAAACTATACCATTCCGAATGCTCCTGCTGGACAAAGCCGATTCGAACACACAGTAAATGAAACCGTAATTGATGCTAAAAATGTAGTGCATCTTGGACTCAGTGAAGGATTAGATTTTTTCTGGCCTTTCTCGCAAAGTGTGCTGGAAATGATATTCAAAGTGTTTAAACAAAAAGAACTGCTTGAAGATGCTATTCTTATATACAGAGTACAACGTGCTCCTGAAAGACGTGTATTTTACATTGATGTTGGAAACATGCCATCACATCTAGCCATGCAGTTTGTTGAACGTGTGAAAAATGAAGTACATCAAAGACGTATACCAAATCCACAAGGTGGTCAACAAGCAACAACCATGGATACAACTTACAATCCATTGAGCATAAACGAAGACTATTTCTTTCCTCAAACTTCCGAAGGACGTGGATCAAAAGTTGAAACACTGCCGGGTGGTGAAAACCTTGGACAGATTGACGATTTAAAATACTTTAACAATAAAATGTGCAGAGGATTGCGTGTTCCTAGCAGTTATCTGCCAACCGGTCCAGATGACTCAGATCGACCAATGAACGATGGGAGAGTTGGTACTGCACTCATACAAGAATACAGATTCAATCAATACTGCGAAAGATTGCAAAAGCAGGTGATTGAAAAACTTGATGATGAATTCAAAATGTTCATGCGTTGGAGAGGGTTCAACATTGACAGTGGACTTTTTAACATTACATTTGCACCTCCACAGAATTTTGCAAGTTATAGACAGGCCGAACTGGACACAACAAGAATTCAAGCATTCAGTGCATTAGAACAACTACCCTACATGAGCAAGCGTTTTCTTATGAAACGCTATCTTGGATTAACCGACGATGAACTTCAAGAAAATACTGAGTATTGGGAAGAAGAAACTGGACAACCAATTGAAACAGAACCAACTGGTAGTGATTTACGTACAGTAGGAATCAGTCCAGGCGATTTTGAAGGTGATGTTGAAATGGGAGATGCAGTTGCTGGCGAAGAGGCTGCTGGTGGCGAAGAAGTTGATGTAAATGTTGACATGGCTGCACCAGCCGCTCCTGAAGAACCTCCTGCATAAATACTATTATGAAACTATTTGAATTTTATGATGCAACGGCAGACGGCTACCAAGAACAGAAAGATGATAATTCTGTTCCGGAACTTGGCGAGTTGCGTAAAACAAAACTCACACTAAAGCAGATATCTAAACTGCGTAGAATGTACGATCTTAGAAACTATGAGAAGCAGCAAGATCTCAAACGTATTCAAGCACAATTTGCTCCACCTCCACCACAGATGTAGGTTAGCACAGAAAATAATTCATTTTCTACCACTTTTACCCCTATAAACTACTAGTTTTTTAATTTTCTTGTAAGTACTATACTGAGCCCAATACTTAGAAGGATTATTTTAATGAACAAATTTGAGCAACTTATTGAATTCGTCATCAACGATGATGAAAAAAATGCAAAAGCTCTTTTCCATGAAATTGTTGTGGAAAAGTCAAAAGACATATACGAAGACATTATGTCAGAAGAAGAAATTACAGAAAAGCAAGGTTACAAGGACCGCGAAGATGAGCATTTAGGTGCTAAAGACGGTGCTGAATCAGGCAAAAAACAATCAATGAAAGATCGTAGAGACGACGAAATGGGAAAGCGTGGCAAGCGTGACGCAGAACATGACAACGATCAAAAGATTGATGAAACAGATTTAGGTGGATCACAGGTTGACGATCTCATTGACGAAGTTGAGGCCGAAGAAGAAGGCGTCAGAATGGAAGATGAGGAAGAAGAAATCGAAATGATCGACGTAGACGTTGATGACGATGACGGCGAAGAAGAATTAGAAGACCGTGTAGTAGACATCGAAGACAAATTAGACGAACTAATGGGTGAATTCGAAGAGCTAATGGCACAGGTTGACGATAACACAGACGACATTGAAGGCGAGCAAGACGAAATTTCAGACATTGATAGCGATACTGACATGGAGCAGGACGAGATTGATGACATGGAAGACGAAATGGACGAGCCAATCGATGTTAATGTTGAAGTAGAAGGTTTAGAAGAAGGTGTAGAATTAGTTGCAGCTCCTAAGCCAGTTACAACATCACCAGCTAGTAAAAGTCCAGTAGCAGCCAACTCAGGTCAAAAAGGAATGGATGCAAAGCCAGTAAACATTGATGCAGGCAACAAAGGCGCACAAGGACGTGCAACACCAAAATATGGTGACATGGACGGAACCACAAAGCCAGATGTAAAGCCAGCTCCAAAGCCTGAACTAGCACAAGCTTCTGGTGTTAACACCAAAAGTGTTATAGACTAATCTAGCTTAGGAACCGAGTATATGGGACAGCTATATCTTAGAGAAAACCTTACTTTCGAAGCAGCAAAAATTCAACTTGTTGAAGGCAAAGACGGTAAGGATCTCTATATGGAAGGCATCTGCATACAAGGTGACGTAAAAAATGCCAATGAGCGTGTTTATCCTGTGAGTGAAATAAAGCAAGCAGTTGATACTCTTAACGAGCAAATCAAAGAAGGTAATAGTGTTCTTGGCGAAGTAGATCATCCAGATGACCTTAAAATTAATTTAGACCGTGTATGTCATATGATTGAAAGTATGTGGATGGACGGTCCAAATGGTTTTGGAAAACTAAAAATTCTCCCAACTCCAATGGGGCAACTAGTTAAAACTATGTTGCAATCCGGCGTGAGATTGGGTGTTTCGAGTCGTGGATCAGGTAATGTTGATCCACATAACGGACGTGTCAGTGACTTTGAAATTGTCACTGTAGACGTGGTCGCCCAACCCAGTGCGCCTAATGCGTATCCAAAAGCAATTTATGAAGGACTGATGAACATGAAACATGGGCATCATATTTTAGAAATGGCTAGAGAATCTGGTAAGGACGGCAAAATACAAAAGTACCTGAAAGACGAAGTTTCTCGTCTTATCAGAGACCTAAAAATTTAGGAGAATCGCATGTTAGATGCTATTAAACCACTACTAGATAGCGATCTCGTCAATGAGGACACTCGTACTGCTATTGCTGAACAATGGGAAGCAAAAATGGTAGAGGCCAAAGAGACAGTGCGTGCTGAACTTCGTGAGGAGTTTGCACAACGCTATGAGCATGACAAAACTGTGATGGTAGAAGCCCTAGATAAAATGGTTACAGAAGGCTTAGCTAATGAAATATCAGCTCTTAACGAAGAGAAGAAAGCATTAGCTGAAGATCGTGTTAAGTTTCATAACAAGATGAAAGAAAATGCTGATAAGTTTAACGGCTTTTTAGTAAAACAACTTTCAGAAGAGTTAAAAGAACTTCGCACTGATCGTAAAGTAACAAAAACAGGTTTTGAAAAATTAGAAAAATTTGTTGTTGGTGCTTTAGCTGAAGAAATCAAGGAATTTGCTGCTGACAAGAAAGACTTAGTGGAAACTAAGGTTAGACTTGTTTCACAAGCACGTAATA